ATTATATCAGGCAAAATTTGGTGGAATTATGGGTGAGTCTTCTTTTAATTTAATACATAACCAACCAAATAAGTCGTCTATCCCACCATTACATGGTTTAGACCTTAATGATTATAAAGATATTAAAGCGGTTAAAAAATGGATTGAACTTGCCGATTTTTATGATGAAGAATGGATGCCACACATTAATTATTTTAATTCATTTAAGGAGTTAAATGAAATTGTTAAAGAGATTAATCCTAATGAAATTTCTAAAAATATGGAAATTTTTAATACAGAAAAAAAAGTTAAGATATATAACATATGGAGTAATTTACTAAAAAAATTATTATAATATGAATGTTTTTCAAATAAATAAATTATCAAAACTTCACGATGGTAAACATGTGTTTTTTACTAAAACAGATTATTTGCGTAAAGATTTTGTGGAAATTTCAAAATTAGATAATGAAGTAATTTTAATTTCAGGTAATTCAGATTTTGTTATTGATGAACCATTGAGTGAAAGTATGCCATCAAATGTTAAGGCTTGGTTTGCAACAAATGTAATATGTGAAAACCCTAAAATTATTCCAATACCATTAGGTATTGAAAATTACGAACCGTCAGTAAGAGAAGGTCACGGTGTTGGGTATGATAGAGGTTTGGTAAAAGAAAATTTTATATTAAACTACGAAGATAGAAAACCTAAAAAGTTTATTTATTCTAATTGTAGACGAGAAACTAACCCAGGATTAAGGGATAGAATTATTGATATATCAAAAAAAAATATTTATATAACTTGGGAGGAACCAACATTATCACACGAAGATTTTTTTAATAAAATTTTAGATTTTGAAGCCGTGTTATGTCCACAAGGAAATGGACTTGGTGATAATCATAGAATATACGAAACCCTTTACTTGAATAGAATTCCAATAACTACAGGTCCACATGTTCATAAATCACTACATTATAAATTTCCGGTAGTGTTAATTGAAGATGTTAATTTGTTAAACAATTATGATTTGGTAAAAGAGCAGGTTGAAATTGCCAAAAAAAAAGAGTGGGATAGAAGTCTTTTAGATTTAGATTATTGGGAATCTAAAATCTTATCTATGATATAATTTTTTTATAGTTGAATTCTATAAGTAAATTTTTATAATTTAACTTATAAACTTTTAATATGAAAAAATACTTAATTACCGGTTCAGATGGTCTTGTTGGGTCGGCACTAAAAAAAATCTTAGGGGATAATCATGTTTATCACAATAGAAAAGATGCGGAATTAACCGATAGAAAACAAACGTTAGATTATATAAATTATCAAGTTAAACATAATGGTGTTGACACCATTATTAATTGTGCCGCTAAAGTTGGTGGTGTCCAAGCAAATATGAAAAACAATAAAGGGTTTTTTATTGATAATTTTTTACTAAATAACAATGTAATTGAGGCATCATTTAAAAATGAAATACCAAATTTTGTCAATATATTATCTACCTGTATTTTTCCCGATGAAAATATCACATATCCATTAACAGCGAATCAAATCAATAATGGTGCTCCCCACCATTCAAATTATGGGTACGCATATGCAAAACGATTAGCGGGATATGAAACAAACATAGTTAAAAACGTTCTTAAAAGTAATTGGGTTTCGGTAATCCCAACTAATGTTTATGGTAGACATGATAATTTTCATTTAGAAGAAGGACACATGATACCGGCAATGATTCACAGAGCATATTTAGCAAATAAAAATAAAGAAAAAATGGTTATTTGGGGTGATGGAAGTCCATTACGACAAATCATTTATTCAGATGATTTAGCAAAATTAATTCTTTGGTCGTTAGATAATTGGAAAGATGAAGAACCATTTATGGCTATTAACCCAAATGAAATTACTATCTTAGAAATTGCTAAAGAAATATGTAATAATTTTAATATAGGTGACGATGATTTAATTTTTGATTATGACAAACCAAAAGGTCAACATAAAAAACCTGCAATATCAAATGCACCAACAGAATTTAAGTTTACAAAATTGTCCGATGGGATTAAAGAAACAATAAATTGGTTTTTAGAAAACTACCCTAATATAAGAAAATAATGAATAAGATTGATTTAGTAAAAGACACTATTGATAGTGATGACATTAAAAAATTAATATCTTGGTTAGAAACAAACCCAAGATTAACCAAAGGAGAATTAAATGTTAAATTTGAAAAAGAATGGTCCGATTGGTTAGGTAAAAAATACTCAGTATTTGTTAATTCTGGTTCGTCAGCAAATTTAGCCGCTTTATATGCGTTGTTATTATCAGGTAAATTAAGAAATAATAAAATTGTAGTTCCAGCGGTATCTTGGGTAACAACTGTGACACCTGCGGTACAATTTGGAATGGAACCAATAATGTGTGAGTGCGATGAAGACAATTTAGGATTAAACATTGAACACTTGAAACAAATTATTAAAGAACATGACCCATCAAGTATTATTTTGGTTCACGTGTTAGGATTTCCTAATCACATGAATGAAATTGTTAAATTATGTAAAGAATATAACATCAGATTGATTGAAGATACTTGCGAATCTATTGGTTCTGAGTATGAAGGTAAAAAACTTGGGACATTTGGTGATTTATCTACATTCTCATTTTACTTTGGTCACCATATGTCAACTATTGAAGGTGGTATGATTTCAACTGATGATGAAGAATTGTATCACATTTTATTGTCCATTCGTTCTCATGGATGGGACAGGGATTTACCAAAGTCAAAACAAATTGAATTACGTGAAAAGTATAATATTGGTGATTTCCGTTCGTTATATACTTTTTATTACCCAGGTTTTAATTTAAGAGCAACCGACTTACAAGCTTTTATTGGATTAGAACAACTAAAAAAATTAGATTTAATTGTCAAAAATAGAAACTTAAATTATCAAAAGTACCATGAAGGTATTAAAAATAATGAGTGGAAAATTAACCCACCAAAAGATAGCTTTATTTCAAATTTTTCATATCCAGTCATCACTAAAAATATTAAAGAATTGGTCGAAAAATTAACTGAAAATAATGTTGAATGTAGACCGTTAATATGTGGTTCAATTAATGAACACCCATTTTGGTATGAAAGATATGGTAAACAAGATTTACCAATATCTAAAAAAGTTCATGAGTATGGATTGTACCTTCCAAACAATCACCAAATGACTGTTGAAGAAATTGATAAAGTTATTAACATTGTTAATCAATACGTATGAAAAAAGCATTAATTACAGGAATTAACGGACAAGATGGTTCGTATCTTGCGGAGTTTTTATTAGAAAAAGGTTATGAAGTATTTGGTACATTAAAACGTAATTCTGTTGCAGAAAATCAAACAGCTAGATTAGATAAAGTTTACGATAAAATAAAATTGTTTTATGCCGATTTAACAGATTTATCATCATTGATTAGTGTTATTCAAAAAACACAACCAGATGAAATTTATAATTTGGCAGCACAATCACATGTTAGAATTTCATTTGACCAACCAATCTATACCGCACAAGTAACTGGTATTGGAACTTTAAACATGTTAGAAGCGGTTAGATTAATTAAACCTGATGCTAAAATATATCAAGCGTCTTCATCTGAAATGTTCGGAAACTCAATTGATTTTGATGGTTTCCAAAGAGAAACAACCGCAATGTACCCAGTTTCACCGTATGGTTGTGCAAAAGTATATTCATATAACATTTGTAGAAATTACAGAAATTCATATAACATGTTTATCTCAAATGGTATTCTTTTTAATCATGAATCACCTAGACGAGGAACTAATTTTGTAACTAACAAAGTTGTAAAAGAAGCTGTTAAAATTAAATTAGGATTATCAAAAAAATTAGCATTGGGTAATTTAGACGCTACTCGTGATTGGGGACATGCAAAAGATTATGTTGAAGCAATGTGGATGATTTTACAACTTGAAAACCCTGATGATTACGTTTGTGCGACTGGTATATCACATTCAGTTAAGGAATTGTGTGAATACGTATTTGGTAAATTAGAACTTTCTTATCAAGATTATGTTGTGATGGATGAAAAATTTTTAAGACCTGAAGAATTAAATGATTTGAAAGGTGACCCAACAAAACTTAAAAAACATACTGGATGGGAACCAACATATACATTTGAAACCATGCTTGATGAGATGATTGAATATTGGTTAGATTTTTATAAATGAAAATTGGTATTATAGGACTTGGTAATTTAGGTCTAAATTTATTACGTTGTTTTGCTGAACAACAACATGAAATTTATGTTTCAGATGTTGATGGTGATAACTATGAAGTTATTAAAAACTCTGATGTTATTTTTTGTTGTGTAAATACGGAAATACTTCCATCAAACATATACGACATTAAGAACGTTATGGACGTTGTAGAAGACTTTGGGGTGGCGTTTGAGGAAGAAGTACCGCTAGTTGATAAGATTGTCGTATTGTGTTCCACAATGAACCCTGGTGATACAAGAGAGATAAGTGATATCTTAACCCCCATGAATTTACGAGTATGTTATTTACCCCTTACTTTATCGAGTGATAACTACATAGATTCATTACAATCACAAGAAAAAATTATTGTGGGTAGTATTGACCCATATACAGTAAACATTGTGGGAACTTTAATATCTGATTTTCAGAAAAAACCAACAACCATTGTTTCTATGACTAGTAAAAGTGCCGAGTTGTGTAAACTCGCACTAAATTCTTACACCGCATATAAAATCAACTTTGCCAACATGATGGGTGAGTTATTAACCAATTATGGATTAACCGATGAAATCAAATTGGTTATGGATACACTATCAAAACATAGTGTAATTGGTGAAAAGAACTTTGATTACGGTTTTGGTTTTGGGGGACCATATATTCCATCAGACAATCGTGTATTTGGTGAGTTTTGTAATCGTAATAAATTAGAGTTTATTTTACCTTATGTTGTTGAGGATTTTAATATTCAACACAATCAGTTTTTAAGAAAACATTTTACCAAATTAAATGAAGATAAGTCTGAACCATTTATCATTGATGGTTTGGGGTATAAAGAGAATACAGAGTCCAACGTAGAATCATCCAAGTTAAATCTTGTTTATGACTTACTAAGGGATGGTTATACAGTTCATATTATTGAAACTGAAAAATTCATAAGAGAATCAAAGTTACCAAAGGAATTAATTAATGATTTCAACGGTAATGTTAAGTTCTTCAAACGAGGAACATCGCCTAAAGGGATATACATTACTCTTTAATGTTTCTTTTATGATTAAATGATTTAATATATAATAAATGGAAAAAAAACCAAGACGTAAACCTGCTCCTTTGAGTGGTACAACAAAACCAGAACCTAGAACAAAAAAGGACATCATTGCCCAAATAATCCAAAGACCAACCAAAGAAAAATTTTTAACTGAAAACCAAAGGTTGTATTACGACATGTTGAAATCAAATCAGATTACAATATGTTCAGGACCCGCTGGTGTTGGTAAATCATATATCGCAATGAAAGCGGCTGTTGATTTATTATTTGATAAAAACAACTCTTACGAAAAGATTATGATTGTAAGACCTGCAGTTGAAGCTGAAGAAAAACTTGGTTCATTACCAGGTACTTTGGAAGAAAAGTTGGACCCATATATCAGTCCATCATATTACCTTTTGAATAAATTAATCGGTAAAGAAAATCGTGAAAGATTAATTCAAGCTGAGTTTATTGAAGTTCAAGCATTGGCTTATATCAGAGGTTGGAATATTGATAACACTATTTTGATATTTGAAGAAGCTCAAAATAGTACACCAAATCAAATGAAATTGTTGTTAACCCGTATTGGTTTTAACAGTAAATTCTTTATTTCAGGTGACTTGGAACAAACTGATAGATACAAAGACAAAAGACAAACAGGATTGTGGGACGCAATTGAGAAGTTCAAAGATATGAATGATATCGGAGTATTTGAATTTGACGAAACAGACATCGTAAGAAATCCATTAATTACACAAATTCTTAAGAAATACAATACATGAAATTAGCAATTGACATTGATGGTGTTTTAAGAGACACATTCTTAAAGATTGAACAAACTTATCAAAAGTTTTTTATTGATGAGTTAGAGTTGGTTGATGAAGATTTTAAGTTTGAAATTAAAACTCCGTATGATACACCTGACTATCAAAATCACTTTATGTTCAAAAATGAAGAAGAGTTTTTTTCATTTTTATATGAAGAATTTACAATGCAGATTTTTGGTCACGCTCCGTCATCTGAAATGTCTACTTTTCACGTATTGGCTGAAACCTACAAAAAATATAAAGACAAGGTTGATTTCATGTTAATATCAAAACAAATTGGAAAAACAAAACCAGCAACTTTATTTTTTATTTCAAAATTTGGATGTGAGATTGATAAGGTTGTTTTTTACAATAAGTTAACTGAAAATAAAATTTGGGATGAATTTGATGTTTTATTAACTGCAAATCATGAATTATTGAATCAAAATCATAATAAAACTTTAATTAAATATGAAACATCATATAATTCAAATATCACATCTGAATTATCAATTAAAAGTTTAAAAGATTTGGATGAACAAATTGAAAAATTAATAGAATAACATGTTAGAATTATTAGGAGAACACTACTATTTGAACTTGGAAAACATAGATAAGTTTGTCAACGTTTCAAATATGCCAACTACAGGAACAACTGAGAGTGAGGAAAAAATTGCATTCGTTAAATACGAAATGATTAAAATAATGACTGATGTTGTTATGACTGAAACTGAAGACATTGATGAAAAAATGGGTGCTAAAGCATCGTCACAACTTTCCATCCCATTCAAATTGGCTTGGAACACAATGTTGTTTAATAAATTTATTGAAAAATTTTAATATAGAATATGGAACAAGAAATGATTGAAAAAATCAAAGGTTCAATTGCAAACATTGAATCTAAATTAAACAGAATTTACTTCTTTGTACAAGATACAAGAGGTAATGCGAAAGCCTCTATCAAATATCTTTACGATATGGCATTGACCTTAAAAAATGATGGTCATAACGTAATAATGCTTTATGAGAAAAAAGAATTCACACCAGTAACATCTTGGTTAAGTGGTTCATACGATGAAATTCCACACCAATGTTTGGAAGGTACTAATTTGGCCATTTCTCCTGAAGACACATTGATTATTCCTGAAATTTTTGGTTTTATCATGGAACAAGTTAAAAACTTACCTTGTGGTAAAATTGTTCTTTGTCAGGCATATGACCACATGTTTGAAACTTTAACACCTGGTGCTACTTGGCAACAATTTGGTTTTATGAAGTGTATTACGACATCTGAGTTGCAAAAAGAACACATCCAAAGAACAATGAAAAATATTTCTGTTGATGTGATTGAACCTGTAATTGCTGACGTGTTTGAAAAACAACAATTCCCACCAAAACCAATTATTGGTATTTTCTCAAGAGAACAAAGAGAAGGTCTTAATATAATCAAAGAATTTTATGTAAAATACCCACAGTACAGATTCTTTACATTTAGAGATTTGAGAGGTATGTCCCAAGAAGAATTTGCTAACTCAATCAAAGAATGTTTCTTGGGTGTTTGGGTGGACCCAACATCATCATTTGGAACATTCCCATTAGAGTGTATGAAATCAGGAGTTCCTGTTGTTGGAAAAATACCAAATTTAACACCTTCATGGATGACCGAAACAAACGGAGTTTGGATTGATAATGTTATTCAATTACCAGACGTAATTGCTGACATATGTCAGACATGGTTAGAAGACAATTTGAAACCTGAACTTTATACTGAAGCTGCAGAAACAGCTAGTAAGTTTACAGATACTGAAAAATTTAACACAGAGGTAGTTGAAAAAATCAATACCTTTATTAATAAACGTAAAGAAGCTTTTGAAGCTCAAATTGCTGAATAATATATTATGGAAAAAAAATTAAATCTATCCGTTATTTTACCTTTGAAATCTGCTGTTGTAAAAGATTTTGATGAATATTTTGATAAGTGTATCAAATCACTTAAAATACAAAAAGTACAATTCAACGAACTTTTGATTGTTCACACAACAGAAGAACAATTAGTTGAAAAATTAAAAAACTACGACTTCGAATCTTTGAATGTTAAATTAATACCATTTGAAGGTGTTGGTAATTATCAATCACAAATTAATTTGGGTATTGAAAATGTTTCAAGTGAATGGGTATCATTCTTTGAATTTGACGATGAATATTCAAATATTTGGTTTGACAATGTATTGAAATATTCAGAAATATATTCTGATGTGGATGCATTCTTACCGATTGTGGTTGATGTTGATTCTAAAGATGTATTTGCAGGATTTACAAATGAAGCAACATTTGCAGCTAACTTTACTCAAGAAATGGGTTATTTGAATAACGATACTTTGTTGGATTACCAAAATTTCCAAACTGCCGGTATGGTTGTTAAAAAATCTAAATTGGATGAAATTGGTCCGATGAAATCATCAATGAAGTTGACATTTGTTTACGAATTTTTATTAAGATTAACTTACTTCACTGCTCGTGTTATGACAATTCCAAAACTTGGATACAAACACACCAGTATGAGAGAAGGTTCTATTTTTTGGAATTACAAAAATGGTGAAAACGTTATGAGTGAAAATGAAGTTAAGTTTTGGATTTCTACAGCAAAAAAAGAATATTTCTTCGTTGAGGATAGAAACATAAAATATGAAGCCCCAAGTGCTTAATGTTTTCATCCGAAACAACGACTACTACCATCTTGAAAAAGAGAGGTAGGAAAGCAACCACCACAAACTATTTTGATGTGGTAGAAGAGAATGCCGTGAGAATGTATCTCACGGCAGAAACTTTTGAGGAAAAAAACCAAATTTATAACGAATTTTTACGAGGTCCTTTGGACAAAATGATATCTTCAATCATTAGAAGATATAAACTTTATCGTAAAGATATGAATTTTACAGATATTCATACTGACACACATTCGTTTTTGATGACCAAAGTTGATAAATTCAAACCATCAAAAAACAAAAAAGCCTATTCTTATTTTGGTACAATTTGTAAGAATTATTTAATGGGTCAAATTATTAAAGACCAAAAAGATACCAACAGAAAAGTGTCCTATGAAGACATATCTTCAAATTTAGAAAATAGACCTGACATGGTTTATTATATGGAATTTGAAAAAACAGAAGCCGATGATGTAATACAAGAATTTTTAGATGAATTAAAAAGATACTTGGAAAAAGAACAATTAACTGATAATGAAACAAAATTAGGAATTGCTTTATTAGAATTGTTTGAAAATTATAAAACTATTTTTTTGGAAAGTGGTAATAATAAGTTTAACAAGAACATTATTTTACTATCAATTAGAGAAATGACTAACTTATCTACCAAAGAAATTAGGACCGCAATGAAAAGATTCAAAAAACTGTATTATGTAGTTCTTAATGGCATAATTGAATAAAAACATAAAAAATAATATTTATCATTATGTCTAGACCAAAGAAAAAAGAAATAAGTCTTAATAAAGATTCTGTATTGTCTCTACTACAAGAGATTTATAATGAGCTTGTAGAACAAAGGTCAACGGCCATCAGAGTTCAAAATAAAATGTTAGCCTTATTAAAAGACCCTGAAGATATGACCGTTATTGGTCCTGTCTTAGAAAAACAACAAAAAATTATAAATGATGTTGTTGAAAAGAAATTAACTCTTGCCAAATTACAATCAACAATTTGGGAAAAATCAAACACCAAAGAAGACGATAATATGTCTTTAAGTGATATTGACGATGACATGTTACAATCTTTAATCAATAAGGATATTGAAAGTATGGCTGATAAACCATACAAACTTAAATAACTATAATGGCTGGAATTGACTTAAATGACGACTATGCTAAAACCAGTGAACGAATTAAATCCCTTGACACTTACAATCAAGTAACCCAAGGAACCCAACAAATTCTTTCACAACAACAATCATCTTTAGAACAAGATACCACTAAGACTGCCTCTCAGTTATCTCAATTACAAGAACAAAACAAACGATACCAAAGACAAGTAACTTCTCAATTAGAAAAGTTATTGGACTTAAATACGTTATTACCAAATAACCGTGTATCAGGACAAACTGTTAGTTCAACAGCCAGTCTAATCAAAAACCAATTTACTGAAGCCCTTAATGGGTTAAAATCAAAAATACCTCAGATTATTGTTGATGAGATGTTAAATCAATTAGGTTGTTCACAAGAACAAACTTATGATACAAACTTATTTACAGGTGGTATATATATCCCTGTTGAAAGTGTTGATTTGTTTGGAACATTAAAATTGGCCCCCGACACAACTGTGGGCAAATTAACATACGAATCACCAAAAATTACAATTCAAAATTCACCATTTTCGATGAATAAAGAATTATATACTCGTATTCAAAATGAAAACGTGTCGTACAGTGATAGTTATGGTCAAGATTATTTAGGTACATCTAAACAAGGGTTATTTGACATGACGTATGTAACCAAAGATGGTAATGGTAATAATGGTAACTTCTTTAAGGTTGACTTAAAGAACAGAGCCGACAATAAAAATCTGATAAGTCAATTTATGGTTGATTATTTCAATTCAATAGAAATAGTTAACACCAAAAACATTTTCTTACAATTATTCCAAATTCTATTCGGAGCGGTTTCAATTGATTTGAAAATGGGTACTGGTCAAATAGAAGATGGTGAATACTTCCAAAAAATACTAACAAGAATTTTGGGATTATGTTTTGATGATAGAAATGAAATCGATGTTAGTGGAAATGCTAAGGTATCACCTTTGGATGGTGTTGATGAAACTTTCTTTGAATTAACTGATATTGATTTAAGAGAAATTGAATCCAATTTATCAAACATACAAAGAGGTGTTATTGAATACCAAGATTGTACAAATGTAAAACTACCTGTAGATACTCAAGCAATTTTCAACAATCTATTACAGATTTTAGATTTGGATGAAAATAATAGTGCCGCAACTACGGCATTGTTGAACCAAACAGTTGATTCGGTTAAAGGTAATACTCAATGGCCACAAATTGATTCAATTGGTATTAAAATTGATAACGAAATAATCAAATCATTACCAAGAGCCTTGTATTCGGCGGTATTATCACCAAAAGTTTTACTTCCATTTATGGTAATGTTCAAAGCGTTAGAAACAGCCATAAATGTGGGGGTTATATCAGCGGTAAATGAAGTTTACGACTTAAAGACATTCTTAAATGTGTTTAAGAAAATGAACGTTCAAATCATGTCCAAAATTGGTGCTGAATTTGTTAAAATTTTAAGAAACATTATTGTAAGAGATGTTAGAAAATTATTACAAGTTGTAACTCAAGACTTACAGAAAAGTGCCGTAACAAAAAAATACGCAATTATCGCACAATTAATTGAATTAACAATTCTAATAACTCAGTTTATTGATGATTATAGAAAATGTAAAAGTGTTATTGCGGATATCTTAAACATTATTGAATTTGCCTTAAGGGGAACCAGTATACAAATTCCACCGTTCTTATTACCATTAGCGTCATTACGTTCAGGGTTTAATTCGGTAAGAGCGACATTACAAGTTATTCAGAACTTCCAAGCACTGGGGGTACCAACAGGTCCAATGCCAGATGGAAGTCCTAACTTATTCATGATTGCCCAACAAGCAGCCATTACGGGTATGGAATCTGAAAGAGATAAAAATTCAAAAATTGCTGGTTTAACACCACAACAAATTGTATCACCGATTGGTCTTACAATACCAACACCGTTTACAGGAATACCATTATGATTACATCAAATAAAATATCGATTGAAGAGTTTAATGAAATTATCGCTGATATCAAAAATAGAAGCAATACCGATTTAACAAAAGTTATGGATTTTCTAAGTGAAGACTTTGAAGAAACCAAAGAAATGATTCTTAGCCTTACAAAACATTTAGATAATATAGAAGAACTTTATAATAAGTTATTAAAAGAACACGAAACAAGACTACATGGACAAAAGTTATAAAAGAATAATGTTTGCTGCGGTTGTCCGAGATAATCAGGACCCGTGGGTTTTAGGAAGAATTAGAGCATACCCTGTTGATGGAACAATTAGGGCGGCATTAGAGGCGTATGACTTTGATGAGACTAAAGACAAATGGGGTCCAAAAGACCCGTTTATTCAAACACCTCTATTACCAATGTTTTTTGCTCAAGTTCCATTAATAGATGAAAGAGTTAATGTAATCTATCAAAATAGTTTTTATCCTTATCAAGACCAATATTATGTACAAGGTGGATTTTCATCACCAATGAGTTTACCATATGAACAAATATTACCAGCGAATTCTTTTACCGCACAAGGTGACAGGGTTGCTAAAACATTAAAATTAAAAAATCCTAATGGTGTTTATTTCTCAGCATCCACAGAAGGTATTTTTCCTGAACCAGGTGACAACGCCATATTAGGTAGAGGGACCTCAGACATGATTGTAAAACCTGACACGGTTATGTTACGTGCGGGTAAAACAAAAAGATTAGATACAAATAAACAACCAGTTGGAAATCCTAATAGAGCTTTTTTACAACTTTCTAATTTTACGTCTAAAACGGTTACTAAAAATAAAAAAACTTTTTTATCACTAATTGCCTCAAATCAACAAATACAAAAATTGGTTGAGTGGGATATTCAAAATTTAGAAAACGAACAAAACGCATTTACAGGAGCAATTAGATTGTATAATTTGAAACCTGTTAATAAGACATTGAGTGACAATATTAATTTTGATTCTGATTTAGAAGATGTTAAATCGTTGGTATTTTACCAACCTTTTATTGGTTATTCATTTGAAAGAACAGTAAAATTAATTAATGATTTTATTAAAGGTGTCAATGATGGACAAATACCAAATGGTCCTGTTGTTGAGAATCAATTCCCATTTGCATATAGACCATCGGTACCAAATAGAAAAATTTTAACATCAACAGATATAAAAACTAATCCAATTGTATTTTCAAATATTACAAAATTCGTATCAAATGTCACGTTGAATTCTGGTTTGGGGACTGAAAGTTATAGATTCGCAATTGTCAGACAAAAAAATCAAATAGGAAAACCATTTAAGGTCAATATTGAAGACTATCAAGAAAAGTCTACTGAAATGTCTTATGGTACGTTTGGTGGTATGGGAGCAGACACGTTGTTTTTATTATCACACCTATCCAATAAAAGTGTTAATTTAGAAGGTACTCTTTATGGTATTGACCAAACTTTTTTAGAGGAAAAAATACTACCAAGTACATCGTCTATGGTTCGTGGTGAAGAGTTAATTCAACTACTTAATGTTATTGTCCAATTCTTATTGTCTCACGTTCACACAATACCAGGAGCACCTGCAGTACCTGTAGGAACTGATGGTACATCGGCAAATAATATACTTTCGCAACTCCAAAATGCTCAAAATACAATTTTGAATCCACATATTAGAGTTAATTGATATTTATATACTAAAGTATCAATGTCTATATTAAAGTCATATTTTAGCAAGAACAACACACTTGAATACAACAGTTATACCAACACTGGTAGAAACCCTGTAACCCAATTATATTTTGGTGGTGATTTAGCAACTTACGCCCCAAGAGGTTTTACAAGATTTATATTTGATTTGGATTTAACTTATTTAGAAGAACAAATTGCCTCAGGTATTATTTCAACAGGATGTACTTCAGGAATGACACATGTTCTTAACATGACAAACACTTCCTCGTTTGATATTGAACTATTAAATGGTACAACATCTGATGGTTCAAGAAGAGCTACATCATTTGATTTAATCTTATTTAGAATTCCCGAATATTCAGGCTCAACAGGTATTGCTCAAGATTGGGATGAAGGTGTCGGTTTTGATTACGTATTTCAACCAGCGGTTGCTGAATACACAAATAACCAAGCTTTTAGTACTCGTCCATCAAATTGGTTTCAAGGCACAACATTAAACAATTGGTCATATCCTGGGTTATATAACAATACAAACACTATTGTTGGTAATTTTTCAGGTCTTAACTACTCAGCACTTACTATCGTTGACAGACAACATTTTGAATTTGGTAATGAAGACATTTCTTTTGATATGTCAAATGAAATTAATGGTGTTTTACAAGGAACAATTACTGGTGTTACAGGTTGGGGTATAGCTTACGTACCTGAAATTGAAAATATATCAGGACTTACAGAAACATATTCTGTTGGATTCTTTACAAGACATACTCAAACGTTTTATCAACCATATCTTCAAACAACTTATGATGATATAATTAAAGACGATAGAAACCAATTCCCAGCAGGTAGAACAAATAAATTATTTCTATACGCATATTCAAGTGGCGACTTTATGAATTTGGATAACGACCCAACAGTGTCAATTATTGGTCCTGATGGTCTTGTTGTATCAGGTATGTCAGCACTTACCACTTGTTTGAAAACAAAAGGTGTTTATGAAGTTACAGTTCCACCAATTACCGGATATTCTACACCATGTCAATTTACTGACCAATGGTCTGATTTGGTAAAAAATGGTGTAACATTAAGCAATGTAGAAAATGAGTTCGTATTATTAAGCCAATCATCAGTATATCAAATTGGTTATCAATCAAAAGACCCAATACTATACGGATTTGATTTTAGTGGTATCAAACAAAACGAAAAGATACTAAATACAGACATTAGGAAGGTCATGGTGACCATCAAACAAGCATATACAAGTCAAGTAGTCTTAAATGATATTGAAGCGTTCTATCGTGTTTATGTGAGGGAAGGTAATACTGAAGTACAAGTTCAAGATTGGACACCAATTAACAGAACCCCAAATGAATATTATTTTATCTTTGATACAAGAGATAAAATACCAAATCAATATTATGTTGACATCCGTGTGAATACTAGCGGAGAAAAATGAAAAAAATAGTTAGACTCCAAGAATCAGATATCGCCAATTTGGTTAAGAAAATTTTATCTGAACAAGAAAATGAAAGATATATGTTCTTTAGTAATTTAGAACAATTACACAGACAAACCGCAATCTTACTTGAATTGGGTGAAGATGCGGTTGTTAGTATATTAGAACAAGGTCACGATTGGGCTCAAGACCACGTAGCTGTAGCAAAAGAAAACATCGACCAAGTATTTGATTTTATGATGAATCAAATCAATACAGACCACATTACCGATGACTCAATGGGGGATGAAACCCAAATGATGGAAGGAAAGAAAAAAACAGGTACAAAACTTTGTGCTCGTGGTAAGTCTGCTGCAAAATCAAAATTTGATGTTTATCCATCAGCATATGCCAATGGATATGCGGTTCAAGTTTGTAAGGGTAAAATGCCAGGTTTAGATGGAAAAAAACATTGTTCTGGTTCCTATTGTTAATTTCAAATAATATTATTATCTTTGAATCCTAAACTTATGAAAGAATATAAACACGCATTTAGAAGATGGATTCAACGAATGTACATTGATTCAGTTCGAAAAATGGATTACGAAAGAGGGTCAAGAACAAAATATGAATTAGATTGTTTATCTATATGTAAAAAACTTATTGATAAACCTGATAGTCAATTGTTAATGACACCGCTATCAAATAAGAGATATATTCATAACCCTTCAAATTCTATTTTTATAACAATTGAAGGTAGTAGTATAAATGTGATAAATCACAAATATTCATATACTGTTTTAGTACAGGAAAAATCAAAAGAGGAAATTATTAATTATTTTAATGAAGTCTTGGAAAAACAAAGATTAAAAATGGAAGAAGAAATTACTTCCAACATCAAACATTCATTAAGAAAAATATTACATACGTTAGACTGATGGGCAATTTTTCTTTGCTAAGTTAGTCGCATCTGCTCCCTCAATAAGTCCTATTCTATGTAAGACACAATAATATCTTGGATTTTCGTTCAAGTGTTGTTGAGCTATTTTTTTAGCTTCTTTAATATTTTTAACTTCTCTTGATTCGAATAAAGTTCCAAGTTCTAGCATGTTACTTTTTCTAACTTGTTCTTGGAGGATGGACTTGATTGTTTGTCTCATACCTTCATTTTTAGATTTTTTTGGTTTATAAGATGTCATTACAGGTTTTTGCCCTTTCCCTGTTTGAGTATCTTTTTTTTCGGCTTTTCTTTTTTGAGAACACGCAGCTTTTTTTTGTGAATCGGACATCTTACCCGCAACACCAGCCGCTCTACACTTTGGATATGCACCTTTAGATGTGTCAGGTCTACCACATGGTGGATGTTTACCGTTCTCATCTTTACGACAAATATTAACCCAAGGACCTTTTGGTTGTTTACTACCTTTTGGTTTCTTTTTTGTTCCAAACCAAACAGCCAAATCTTCTTTTAATATAGGATTAATATCTGTTGATTTATTTGAGTTTTCCATTTGTTTTTTATGTAAAAATTTCTTATTATTTGATTACTAAAAATAACCAACGATAAATATAAAAAATTATGGAAAATACTGAAAATAGTGAAAAAATAATAGGAAAAAATGAAATGATGGGTTCTTTATTTGATTCTATTGATTATACGTCAAATGAACAAATAAATACGTTTATAGATAATATGACTGAAGAACAAGCAATATATTGTATTGAACAAGCAATTCATTCTTGTCATAGTAGAGGGTCATTCACTTTATTAGAAAGTGAAGTTATTTCCAAATCATTAAGAAGAATTAAAATAAATTAATTTTTTGTAAATTACGGTCCTATTTGAAGAACTAAACTACCTGAAGCCCAAGTCCACGTGTAAGTACCTGGTGTATATCCTTTAGATGCAAAAGTTGCAGAATTATAAACGTTATATGCCGATATTAAATCATTTGATATATAACCAGATGGTACAACAATACCTGTAAAGTTATATCCAATTCCAAGTACGTCTAAACCTGAATCGTATGAACTTGGTGATGATGTACTACCACTACCATAGAACGTATTTCCGCTAGTTATACCCGTATAGACATCAATATCGTTAAATAATGCGTTACCAAGGACTATATTACTTAAAGGATTTGCTTCAGATTTTCCATCGTTAGTGTATCCACTAAATGTTAGTGAAGATAAGTTAACTCTACCACTACCTGAAACAATAATACCTCCACCACTTTCAACCATATTAATGGTCATTAACGAAGGGGGTAATGGTGTGTTAGTTGGCGTTGGTGTTAATGTATTTGTATTTGTAGGTGTTGGTGTCTCACTCGCAGTTGCTGTTGGAGTATTTGTAGGTGTTGGAGTTTCAGCAGGAGTTCCCGTTGGTGTAGGTGTTGGAGTTGGTGTTGGTGTTTCACCCGCAGTTGATGTAAGAGTATTTGTTGGTGTTAACGTAGTTGTATTTGTTGGTGTTGGTGTTTCACCCGCAGTTGCTGTAGGAGTATTTGTTTGTGTTACACTCGGTGTTGGTGTTTGTGTTACACTCGGTGTTGGTGTTTCACCCGCAGTTGCTGTAGGAGTATTTGTTGGTGTTGACGTATTTGTATTTGTTGGTGTTACACTTGGTGTTGGTGTTAACGTATTTGTATTTGTTGGTGTAATACTCGGTGTTGGTGTTAACGTATTTGTATTTGTTGGTGTCACACTCTGTGTTGGCGTTGGTGTTGGAGTTACTGATGACGTACTTGGAGTTACCGTTACTGGTGGCCAAGATATGGTTTCAATAGTTTCAATAGTATTGGAAGCTGTGTAATATGAACCATTAACATACCATATATTTACAGTTTCATTAGGATTAATTTGATAATTATTTATTGTTAAATTATCGGAACACCTTATGTAATTAATTACAGAAGTAAACGTATTTGATGTATTTTTTAATATGGATTTTTTACAACTCATGTTAGTTTAATAATAAATATCATATAATAAAAAAAAGGGGACAATAAGTCCCCTTTTTTTTATTATGAATTTTTGAGATTATCTCAATTCTTGTAAGTTGAATGTTCTTACACCATCAACTGTTACTCTACCATAGAAACGGTTGTTAACCATTTTCTTAGCGTATCTTGTCATGATACCCTTGATAGGTGTGAAGTTGAATGGGTTATACATAGTTGGAGTCAACTGTAAAGGAACATATGGAGCGTAGATGTAACCAGTATCCAACAAGCTAGTACCTTTGTGTCCAATCAACACTTGGTTAGCTGGGAAGTAAGGGTCACGATACACTTGGTATCTTCCTGACAATGTACCGATTCTTTCGATACCCATGTTGTATTGGTCTTGGTCAGGAGCTGCGTTTGATACGTGGAAGTATTCCAAATCATCAAAGATAGCCGAAACTTCAGAAGATACAACAATCCAGTTAGCTCCACCTCTCAATGTTGATTTGTGGATTTGAGCTGACAATTGGTTGATAGCTGTAATCAAAGTTTGGTTCCAATCTTTTTGAGTGTATGGAGTAGTTCCAGTAGAAGCTAATCTCTTCCAACCGTTGTAATCCCATCTCAAGTTCCATGCTGCACCTTTTCTCAAATCACGTAAGATTTCTCTGTCGATTTCAGCCGCAACTTGCTCTGACAATAAAGCTGTTAATTCAGCCTCAGCATCAATGTTGTGGAACGCCGCAACGTCTTGAGCTAATTCAGGAGACCATTGAGCTCTTAATTTTCTTTCTGTAACTGAAACAGTAACTGATTCAAGGTCAAAAGAAACTTCACCAATTTGGTCTTCAAATTCCAACTCTTTGTACAATCTGTAAACAGCTAAGAAAGCGTCGTTACTAGATGTATCAGATGAGAATGTTGAACCTGTATAACCATCAGGAGTTGTTTGACCACAAGAGATACAAACTGGTTGTTGTAAATCAATTTCTAAGAAAATGAAACCGTTAGCATCACATACGTTGTAGTAAGAACCACCTGAGTTAGCGTTGTATCCAGCAGGACCTGCAGGGAATTGAGTTGTTACAGTGTTACCGTATTGAACGATACCTTTACCATATCTTTGAGTTACTACTCTGAATAAGTAAGGAGCTTGTGTGTTACCTGAAGTAGTTGTGTTATCAGTCACACCAAAGATGTTCAAACCTGATAAGAATTCTTCAGTATCCATTGTATTACCATTTGGACCAATCAATTGACCAGCACCAGCGTTAGAGAATCCACTCATAACGATGATTACTTTTCTGTAGTCAGTCAATGTGTAAGCTGAAGGTACTAAGTAACCAGCGTTACTCCAAGCGTAAGTTACAGTTGAAGCTGTAACAGCTGTCCACTGACCTTTAGAGTAATCAAACAATCCTGGAGGGTCCAAGTTTGGTTCGTTACCTTCGTAGAACAAATCGTACAAATCCTTATTGTATGTAGGATTGTATGTACCTGCACCTGAACTATAACCAGCATTTGGGTCACCAGGGTAGTTTCCTGGAGAACCTACAGGAGCGTAGTGTGAACCACTGTTTCCAAAGTATCCGTTAGTAGAAGTACCACCAGAATAACCTTGAATTTTAGGTACGAAGTAGAACAATTTACCGATTGGTAAGTTCATTGCTTGTACTGACACGATGTCGTTAGCTAATAATTTAGAGAATACTCTTCTCACGATTGGGAAAACAACTGTTTCAAAAGAACCAGAGTCAGAAGTTGAAGAAGCCTCATTGATTAAGTGAGAAGCTTGGTTTTCATACAACTGAGCTACGTTTTCTTTCATGTGACCTTTCAAACCTTCCAAAAAGCCAAGTTTATCCCATTTGTTAATTGTGTCTTCTTTGATAACTTTTAAGTGTTTCAACCCAATGTTACCAACTAGACCGCTTTCTAATAATGCACCCATTTTAATTTTATTTTGTTTTTAGTTTTATGTTTATTTTTATTTTACTATTTTAGACATGATATCCTTCATTCTTAAGAATTGTGGATTTTCGTATGTCTTAGATTCAATTAAGTTTTGAGCCGAACCTGATGATGGAGATTTTTCAATCTTAGACATAGATTCAGTTACAACACTTTGATTATTGTTTGTTAATTCGTTTTTGATAGAGCCGTACAAAGACTTAGATTCTTTCAATGATTCAACGTCATCAAATCTTCTTAAGATGTTGATTTTTTCTTGTTTAGTTGTTGTATGTTCTGTAAACAATCTTGTAGCGTAAGCCAAGTTTGAGTTGAATACCGCAACTTCATTTAATTTTTCTCTGAATACATTCAAAGCTTTTCTATACTCTTCGTTCTTTTCTCTCAAACGTACTACTTCTTCAGAAAGAGCAGAATTAGGTTTAACTTTCATTTTAGGTAGTCCTTTTCTCATTGGGTAGTTTCTCGTACCGTTTGATAAAGTTCTCGCAGCTTCTGTAGTTTCTTCTTTTTCAAAAGCCTTTCTTTTCAAAGTATCACCTTTTTTAGTTGTGTAATCTTCATCACCTTTGTGAGTTTTAGATTCATCACCTTTGTTCATACCATATTTACCCTCTTTGTATTCGAATTTCTTTGGAGATAAATTCATACCAACACCTTTAGCTTTACCTTTTGGTTCGATAGAAGCTTCTTTTGTTTCCATTTTTTTACCTTCTTTATATTCAAATTTTGCGGTACCTGTTTTTACACCTTTACCAACCACAGGTTTTGACATCATTGAACCTTCTTTAGTTTCTGCTTTAGTAGTTAATGATGATTTTTTCAATGTTCCCATTTTTGGTTTAACTGTGAATTTATTTTCATTTACAGACTCGTCTTCTTCCATATTTTCTTCGTCATCTTCGTCCATAGTTATTTCGTAAACAACATCACCTTCTTCCATATCTTCCTCTTCTTCCATTTCA